CTGGACTGAGAGAAACATGATCAAATTACCTTTCGCGGGTATCAAAGGTCAAACAGATTCCAGACCAGTACAGGTACAAGTACCATGTATGGAAATGTATGGCAAAACTTGTCCAGTTCTAACTGAAGTTAGACCATGGTTCAAAGACAAGAGCATGGAAGACATGGGCAGAAAATATTGGAAAAAGAAAAGTTACATTTTCCAAGGTTTTGTTACAACAAATCCACTAGCAGAAGAATCAACACCTGAGAATCCAATTAGAAGATTTATCATTGGGCCTCAGATCTTTAACATCATTAGAGGTGCATTGATGGATCCAGAGATGGAAGAAATGCCAACTGATTATGTAAAAGGTGTTGACTTTAGAATCAACAAGACAACTAAAGGTGGATATGCTGACTACTCAACATCAAAATGGTCAAGAAGAGAAAGAGCTCTAGACGAAGCAGAAAGAGCCGCAGTAGACACACATGGGTTACACAACCTAGGTGACTTTAGACCAAAAGAGCCAACTGAAGCAGAAGTAAAAATAATCAAAGAATTATTTGAAAAATCTGTAGATGGTGAAGCTTACGATCTTGAGAAGTATGGTCAATACTTTAGACCGGCCGGCGTATCAGCTATGACAGGTAGTACTACACCTGTAGCAAGTGCACCTGCAAGTACTACTGCTAAACCCGCAACTGAACAAAGTCCAGTTGTAGAAGCAGTGCAACCAGTAAAACCTACTGCACCAGCACAACCAAACACGGACAGTGCCAAAAGAGCAGAAGATATACTGAAGTTGATTAGATCAAGACAAGCGAAGTAAACAACATTACCATTGGCTTCGGTGTTGACACTGGAGCCAAACGGTAGTATTATTAAAGTATGAAAAACAAAATTAAAAAAGCAATTGACTGGATATTATACAAACAAGTGCCTGCATGGGCAATATTGGTTGTGATAGTGCTCTGGATAATATTATAGGAAAAATTATGACAACAAAAGTATTTGACGCAAGTAAATTTAGAAAAAGTATTACAAAATCAATTAACGGACTAGGACTAGGATTCAATGATCCCACAGACTGGATATCAACTGGCAACTTTGCACTGAACTATCTTATCTCTGGAGACTTTAACAAAGGTATTCCATTAGGAAAAGTATCAGTACTAGCAGGAGAATCTGGTTCAGGAAAATCATATATAGCGGCAGGAAATATTATTAAGAATGCACAAGAACAAAATATATTTGTTATATTAATTGACACTGAGAATGCATTAGACGAAAAATGGTTACAGGCATTAGAAGTGGATACGTCAGAAAAAAAATTATTAAAACTAAACCTGTCAATGATTGACGATGTAGCAAAAACTATTTCAGAGTTCATGAAAGGTTACAAAGACCAACATGCCGAAGACAAGGAAAACGCTCCAAAAGTATTATTCGTAATTGATTCATTAGGCATGATGCTTACACCAACTGACGTTAATCAGTTTGAGGCAGGAGACATGAAAGGTGATATGGGTCGTAAACCTAAAGCACTAACATCTCTCGTAAGAAATACTGTGAACATGTTTGGGTCATTCAATGTAGGACTTATAGCAACCAATCACACATATGCATCACAAGACATGTTCGATCCGGATGACAAAATCTCGGGTGGACAAGGTTTTATCTATGCGTCGTCAATTGTAATTGCAATGAAAAAACTTAAACTTAAAGAAGACGAAGCTGGTAATAAAGTAACTGATGTGAGAGGTATTAGAGCCGCTTGTAAAGTTATGAAAACTCGTTATGCCAAACCTTTTGAAAGTGTACAGGTCAAAATACCTTACGAAACTGGTATGAATCCATACAGTGGGTTAGTAGATCTATTTGAAAAGAAGGGCATACTAGTTCAACAAGGTAATAGACTAAAATACGTAGGACCAGATAAAAAAGAAATCATAGAGTTCCGGAAAAATTGGAATGGAGATAAATTAACAAAAGTCATGAATGACTTTGCTAATATTGAAACCAAACCCGAGGAACCAAAGGATGCAGAATAGCATGGAGCAAGAGCAAATAGAAGAAATTTGGACAACAGTATCACACTACATAACTGACAGACAAAAACTTGACTGTGCAGTTGACTTTGTAAAAACACTGGTAGACCAAGGAGTATCTATTAGAACTCTCAAAGCGGCTCAAGAATACGATGAGAAACTTACCGAGGCCATTGATATAGTTCTGGAAGATACCGAAGACGACGAAGAAGCAGATACCAGCAACTATTATGAGAACGAATGAGTTGGTACAGCACAATAAGCAAAGACATTTCTAAAATTCCAGACTGTATTGCTCACTACAATATAGAATATCAAACTGCCCGTAAAGAATGCGGTATCTGGGGTAATCTAGAAAAATCATCAGCTTCACTACCGGGCATTGTAGAATACAGATTCCAACAGTTGCAAGAGATCGAAGCTATACTAGAATATCTCAATATTGAAAAAAGAAAATTAAGATCCGATCACTTCCGAAAATATTTAGAAAATTATCAAAGAGCCCTTACATCAAGAGACGTGGAAAAATATGTTGACGGTGAAGCAGATGTAGTAGACTTTGATAAAATTGTTAACGAATTTGCCCTACTAAGAAATAGATGGTTAGGGATCACTAAAGGATTAGATCAAAAGCAATGGCAGATCACTAACATCGTAAAACTCCGAGTAGCAGGGATGGAAGATGCTACAATCAAATAGAATAATACTTACAGACGTAGATGGTGTACTGCTGGAATGGGAACATCATTTTACAAAATGGATGTTGCAACGCACACTTTTTGATGAAAGAGGAGCCAGATATCACCCTTATAGATTACTACCGGACAAACAAAATACATACGAAATGGCAGAAAGATTTGGATTAACTAAAATAGAAATAAGGAAATTAATAAGAGAATTCAACAGAAGTGCATGGATGGGAACACAAAGACCAATATTGGATTCACAAACATGGGTAAAATTACTTCATGCAGAAGGTTGGACATTTATTCCTATAACATCACAAACTAGCGATATACCAGCACAGGAATTAAGGAAAAAACGTTTGGCAGAGTTGTTTGGTGAGAACGTGTTTCAAAATTATCATATACTAGGTACAGGTGCAGACAAAGATTCTGCGTTGGCAGAATTCCACGGTACTGGTTTATATTGGATAGAAGACAAACCGCACAACGCTGAAGCAGGTTTGCGATATGGATTGAAACCACTTTTAATCGACCACTCATACAATCAAAAGTTTCATGATAAAAAAATTACCCGTGTAAATAACTGGAAACACATTTATGAAACTATCAATAAAAAGCACTGAAACAATACAAAAATTTTTCCTTAAAGATCTAAATGGAAAAAATTTTAATATTGAATTAGATTCCGAACAAAACATTCCAGAAGGATGGTATGAATTAAGTTTGCCGTATGTTGATAAACATAACGAAATTACTGACATATTAATTAACAACGACAGTCTTAAACATTTGTTATACACAGGATATTACACAGACGGAAAAGGTCAGGTGCATCAACCAGCAACTGCTATATGGGACAAAGGTGGTATTTTTACTATTTGGATTCACACACAAGCAGGAGTGTTATGGCATAGGTTAGTTGATCAAATAAGAAGTGGAGATTTTGGCAAAAACTTATTTGAAAAATACATGTTGACTGTGGATAAAAATGTTACAATTAAAGACAACTGGAGCAATACTCTAAAAACTTATTTTGCAAATGGTTCTGGACCAAACTGGTGGTTGAAAGATCATAGACTTACTCCTTACAAAATTATAGAAGACATCGACATCAAAAACACAGACACCAAAAAATTATTATCTGAACTAGAAAAATGTTTGCCAAATAAACAAAAGAACCTTAGCGATGTCAACGGGTGGAATAGATCCAACTTAAAAGAAGGATGTGTTGATTTACCTTTTGTAGAAATAAAAACTTTACCTAGTGAATTCGTTCAAAATTTTATAAAAAAATTAGGATACAAGAGGGTTATAGATATATCAATTCAGAAACTAGCACCTAATACTGCTGTACCAATACATAAAGATGATCATTATACTAGAAAATGCTATCCTTATACTTCTGGTGCAAAAAAGTTTTATTGGAATATCACTGAGCCGACAGGCATTCATTTTAAATTAGGCACAAGTGGTTTACTTCCTTTAGGAAATCCTCTATTCATAAACACAGTAGAACATGGTCACGCATTGGTCAATGAGAGCCCATCCGAAAGAACAGTAATGCATATGTATGGAGAACTATAATAAAAATGTTTTACATCTGGCATACCTTATTAATTGCAAGTTTTATCGCAACAGCCTTTGTATTGGGCTATAGCCTAGGAAAGAAAAAATGGACAAAAAGAAAAAAATACTAGTGATGGGATTGCCAGGTTCTGGTAAATCTTACCTTTCAGACAAACTAGCACCA